ATTCACCATATGCCGCGTTTTTTAATTTACCATATCCTATGTTTACTTTAACCATAAAAGGATATTATGGTAAAGCTGTTAAGTTGTCTTTAATGTTACATACATTTGCATCAAGATATGACACCAGTAATGGTAATTTTAAGATTGATTTAAAATTTTATACTTATAAATATACTATTTTGAGTGAGGTTAGTATGGGTTATTTACAAGCAACACCTCATATGTATAAGTCAAGAATTAAAGTTGCGACTAAAACAACTACCGGTTCTGCAAATACTACTGAACCCAATAAAGAGGTTGTGTTTGAAAAAGGATTTCAAAAAATTAAAGAAGTTTATAGTGAATATAAATCAAAAGGTTTAATACCTGATGACTTTCCTGAAATCACTTTAGTTCAAATGAAAAATAGAATTGAAAACTTTATTAAAAACATATTAGATTCGTTTACTAAAAACGATTTAGACCCATTGACTAATGTTGAGGAATATCAAAAAAATTTAAATGAATATTACAAGACAGTTTATACCTATTCAGGTCAACAATCTTGGTTTAAAAAGTATATGGATACTGAAAATTATTTTGTTTTAGAAAATGGTTTAGAAATATATACTTTTAAGACAGAATTTCAAGGGGATGAAGAAAGTAAAGCTATTGCTAAATTAAAGGAAGACATTACTAAATATAATGACTTATTAAACAAAAATGTGACTGTTGGTGAAAATGGTGGTTATACAATTAATAAAACTAGTGTAGAATCTAAAATAACTGTTGATATTAACTATAATACTTTTCTTTATCCAGTTAAATTTAAAGATATTGATGTTAAAGCTACTTTTGAAAGTAGACAAAAAACTCAAAAAAACCTAAATAGTTTAAGTACTTTTACAGAAAGTATACAAACTGATAATAGTTTTAAAAATATTTCTAAATTTAGAGATAGTAATGGTGATAGTCAGAAAGGTTATAAATGGCATATTTTTGAAGGTGAAGGTAGTTTTGAGGCGAAAATTAATCAAATCACCAAAACACTAACAGAAACAACTGAAAAAATTCAAAATGAATTAACAAAAGCTTTATCTGAAATATTACAGAGTAAATCTAATGGTATTGGTTTTACACCTACAATTAGAAATGTTTTAGCGGTTATTTTCGCAAATGCTGAAGGGTTTTTAAGATTAATGGATGATGTTCATACTTCAGCTTGGGAACAAAGAAATAATAAATATAGAAAAGATGTTATTTTTGACACTACGGTTGCTGGTGCATCACAAGATAATATAACACCTGGTAATACAGCGGAACAACCAGTTTTCCCATGGCCACAATTAATTGTTGGAACTAATGGTGAAAATGGACATGAAAAATATGAAATAACCTATCCTGGTGATAATAAAGTTATTGCAAGAACAAAAGCAAATAATTATGATATTTGGCCGGAGGTTGAATTCTTAGAAGAATTTATTAATGGGTATGTTGAAAGAGATAGTGACCCAGCTCCATCAACACCAAAAAGTAACGAATTAACGGATATTTTAAGAACTTCATTTAACGCTATTGAATTTCCTATAGATAATTCTGTTTATGCTAATAAAGAAGAGGTTAAATTTTTATATGAAATATTTGAAAGAGTGTTTATGACCTCTAATTATACAGGATTGTTAAGAAGTGAAAGTAATACTACTGACACAGATTTTGTTACTAATATTATTGCTGAATCAGAAAACATAAACATTAAAAATAGTTTATCAGACTTAAATCCTTTTTTAATTAAAAAACTTAAAGAATATCCTATTACATCAACCAATATTGAAGTCTTTTTGAGACATATTTCAAATAATGGTATAGGTCAAAGTTGGCAAAATTTCATAAGAGGTATTTACAACACATCTTATATTAAGAATAAAGTAAATAATTCTAGTTTTGAATTTCTTAATAGAGATATTTTAACAAAAAATAGTGTTGCACAACCATTAGTATCTTTACCAGAAGAAACTAAAATGGTTGAATTTATTTCTAATTCAACAACAACAAATAAAAGTAATTTTACGGATTTATATCCGTTTACTAACCTTATTTGGGATAAGGAAAATTTATCAAACGGGGTATCTATTGGTAGTGTTGAACAAAGTTTTAATACAACCAATGTTTTAGTTTATAATACTAATATTAAAGGAATTACTAACTTTATCCAAAGTGATGGAAGTGATGTAAAAAAACCGGTTACTAATTTTATTTTTAAAGATATAACAACTCCGCAATATAATGATAATATTGTTACTGGGGTTAAAAATAATATTAATAATTTACAAAGTTTTTATAACACAAGAACTTATGAAACACAACTACCTACTGAAGGTAATTTAATATATGCTAATTATACAGGTTTAGTTAGTTCTAACCAAACGGTGTCAATGTTTAATACACCATATTTCATAAATTCAATACAGGAAGGTGTGTCAAAGTTTACTAAAGAAGACCCATATCCTTATGTTAGTTCGGCGTATCTTTTTATTAATAGTTTACCATTAGCAACTCTAAAAGAGAAGTTCAAGACTTATAGTAATAATTCAACAACTGACTTAGATTATATTTTTGCAACATTAAAGAAATTTGGTGCTATACATAAATTACCTTATTCTTGGGTGTTAAAAATAGGTTCAGTTTGGCATAGATATAAAAAATTTATAGAAACTGATGTTGATATATTAAACACATCTTGGTCAGGTTTTAGTTACATTGATAACTATGACCCAATTAACAAATCACCTGAAACTAATTATTCTTTAATTATTAATGGTGGTACTTACGATATTGTATTAGAGAAGAATACATCATTAGGAGCTGAAATTTCTACTGTTATTAATACTGGATTTTATCCTAAGTTGATAAATGATTTTAATATTTTTTATCAAGGATATGAGGTTTTTACAGGATATACTAATAGTGGGATTCAGGAAGGTATTAAAAGTGGTGTGACATTAAATTATGTTCCATCTGCGTTTATTGATTTAAAAGAAGGTTTTGATGTTAAACAACCTACTAGAGATTTAAGAGTTATACCTTGGTCAGTTTCTGTTTTGAGTAGAGATGGAAACTCGTCTTATGTTATGCCATCTCAAGGGTCTTTTATTAATCAAACTAAAAATGAATGTTTTGATAATACTGATAAGTTAAAGGTTGAAGTTACGGGTAATACCGCTATGTATAATGGGTCTGTTCGTTTATTTTGGTCAGCTCCTAATTATGGTTATTTTGATAATAGTAAGGTTGTTAAACCTACACCACAACAATATATGAAAAAAGTATTTTCATTAGGACAATCACAAGAGAATTTTTCAATACGTGGTGAAGTTAGTGGATATACAAATATTGATGAAATTTTCTCAGTTTTTGAAAAAGATATTTTGGATAAATTTGAGTCTGAATTCTTAAGTTTTTCAAAATCTATTTATGATTATGACGGAAATCAAACCTCTAATTCTGATAGTAACACAAGTAAATCTTTTAGAAATTTCCAAATGATGATGAGGGAATTAATGAGAACCACTAAAATACTTGGAAACACCGGTACTGAAGTTATTACGGAAACTCAAAAACAACAAATTACAAAAGTTAGTAATATATTAAATGATTTTATAAATTACGATGTGGTATTTAAGTATGGTAATCCGTCAAATTTTGATAAACGATTATTTTATACTTTTTCAAAAGCGAGAATAACTGACCCATATACTTGGGATAAATACAGTATATCAACACCAAATGCTCTACCAACAAAGACCGGTAGTGTGACATTACAACAATCAAGAATTAATTTTCCTGAAGCTTGGAGAACTTTAGAAACACATGTTGGTTTTTCTAATGTGAGTGGTTTAACTTATAGTAATACCGGTTCAAGTATTACTGATTTTTTTGTTGATTGTAATGTTGCTTTTGAAAGAACAAATATTATAAATTTAGCACCAATTATTAAGTTATATGCAACTCAAAAATTGAATGACAACACATTGAATTATAGTAAATTTATTGGGTTAATGGATGAGTACATATTATCAGTTAATAAATTCCAAGATATTATTTTTAATAACTTAATGATAAAAGTTCGTAAAAATTTAGAAGATGTTGGGAATGTTACCAAAGAACCTATTAACAGTAAATTAAAAGGTACTCAAAGTAAAGTTGAGATGTGGGAAACTTTTAAATCTTTAAACGATAAATGGATTTCCGGGGGTGAGTTTAAAACTAAAACATTATTTGAGGATATTTTATTAATGGATAGAGCTAGCCGAGATGTTGGTAATCATGTGTTAGTTGATGTGTATAAACTAAAAGACTCATTAACTAATATACTTCAAACACAGAGTGTGTTATCCTTTGTCCAAACAATATTGGTACAAAATAATTTTGTGGTAATGAATTTACCATCATATGTTAATTTTTATGGTGTTCAGGATGCTGTTAAAAATCCTAAACCTAAAGCTGAAGGTAGTTTAGATTTCGCAAATACTATTTTTGGTACATTTATGAATGTGGATTATAGAGAATCGTCAGCTAAATTAGTTTGTTTTTATGCTAGTAAACCTAGTGAACATATGGATTTTAAAAATAATATTGATTATAGATTTAGAAATGATGCTTTTGATTTAAGACGAACTAGTGATAATCCTTTGTTAGAGAATCAAATAAATAAAAATGATTGGGATAAATCAAATAAAGTTGTTGGTTTTAATGTTGATATTGGGCCTCAAAAACAATCAATTTTTTACGGTTTCCAAGTTGAACAAAATTTAGGGTTAGCTACCGCGGAATCTTTAGCAGCAACAAATCAGTTAGGTAATATCTATGGTAATCGTGTAGGAACGAGTCAAAATGTTTCATTATTTAACATATATAAAAATAGAAGTTATAGTTGTACGGTATCTATGATGGGTAATGCTATGATACAACCTACGATGTATTTTAATTTGAGACATGTCCCAATGTTTAGTGGTCCTTATTTAATTCAAAAAGTGAATCATACTATAACACCAGGTGGTTTTGAGACTATATTAACAGGTATTAGACAACCTACCGCTTCTTTACCTAAAATAGATGAGTATATTCAAACCTTGAAAACTGAATTATTAAAAACTATTATTGAAAAAAACAAACAAGATAGAAATAATAAAGAAAGAGCGATTGAGTCAAATAAAAAAGGTGATATTATAAAACAAAGAAATGACACTTTTAGTGACGCATTAAATAAAAGTAGTAATAGTATAAACATACAGGCTAGTTGTTATCCAGCCAATACTGGTGGGTCTAAAAACATTGGTTATTCTGATTATACTTTTGTTGATAACCCTAAACATACTAAAACAAGTTTTAAAAGTGTTATTGATGTTATTATGTCTAAAACAAATGATAGAACACTTCAGTACACTATTTTTGCGGCATTGTATTTGGCTTCAGGAAATCAACAAGAATTTGAGTCAGTTGAGAATAACTTTGCTGGTATAAAAATGAATGAGTATTGGGGAGAAGTTAGTCAATACTTCAACGGTGAGAAATATTATTGTTCTTCATCAAATCAACCATTTGCAACTTTTAATAGTGTTTCGGAAAATGTTGATTTTTTAATTGCGAGGTGGTTTAAAAGAGTTAGTACAATAAAAAATATTAATAGTGAAGAAATTGCCAAATTTTGGATAATAAATGAAGACGCAACAACAAAAGATAGCAATATATATACGACTTTTAATCCACTAAATTTAGTTACCATTGAAAATGAAGTTCAAAATTCAATTGATATCGCAAATCCTTTTTTCAAATAACGCATATTTATATATAAAATAGACATTATGAGTACAAAATTAATATTAGATAATTATTTAGGTAAAAATACCAGACACTCAGAGAAAGATTTGGGTAATGGTTCTAAACAGGTATGTGATTTAGACACAGGAGATTGTTATACTATCAGAATGAAAGATGGTTTAATTGAAAGAGTAGATAATACTTTAAACACAAATAAAAAAATCCAAGTTGAAACTTTAACTGGTGTAAAACAATTATTAAACGGATAGGTTATGAAAAAAATTGACGAAAAAATATTAGAAGAAATAGCCAGATATAATTCTATTAATAATTATATTACTGAACAAGACGCTACATTACCCCCAACTCCAGACGAAACGGCTTTACCACCGGCTCCGGGTATGGAAGGTGTTCCACCTGCTGCACCTGCGGCACCTGAAACGGTGGCTGTTGATGTTGCGACTGACCCAGAAGTAGAAAAAGTTGATAGTAATGGTGTTGAAGAAGGTAAGACTGAAGAAATGGACATTACTGATTTAGTTAAGTCACAACAAAATATTGAGAGCAAACAGGAGGAGTTCTTCAATAACTTATTTAGTCATTTGAATGATTTAGAGAGTAAATTAGGTGAAATGGACAATATTGTTAGTACATTGAATAATTTAGAAGCTAAAATTGAAAAACTTAGACCTAAGACTGCTGAAGAAAAATTAGAATTAAGAAGTTTAGATTCAGGTCCTTATACAACTAAGTTATCTGATTTTTTCAATGACAAACAAGAGGATTTTGAGAAAACGGGTAAAGAGTATGTTTTAACAACAGATGAGGTTCAAGACTATTCACCAACAGAGATTAAAAAAACTTTTAGAAACTTTGGGGATGAAACTAACTCATTTACAAACGTAAGATAAAATATAACGACCTTCGGGTCGTTTTTTTTTTACATATAATTTGACTAACTTGATTTCTTCGCTTATACTTATCTAAACAATTAAAACTTATATAATTTATGGCGACAACAAACAATTCATTAGATGCTGTATTAGCACAGTACGAGAAATCAAAACAAGGTGGTTCTTCAACGACAAACAAAATGTCACAAGAAGACAGAATGAAAAAATACTTTGCGGCAATTCTAACCGACAAAGAAACGCAAGGACAAAGAAGAGTAAGAATCTTACCTACTACTGATGGTACTTCACCATTTAAGGAAGTGTGGTATCACGAGATTCAGGTTGATGGAAAATTCCAAAAATTCTATGACCCGGGTAAAAACGATAATGAGCGTTCACCATTGAATGAGGTTTATGATGATTTACGTTCAACTGGAAAGGAGTCTGACAAAAAATTAGCATCAACTTACCAATCAAGAAAATTTTACATTGTTAAAGTTATTGATAGAGATAACGAAGCTGACGGACCTAAATTTTGGAGATTCAAGGACAATTACAAGAATGATGGTATCTTGGATAAAATCATCCCAATTTGGAAAAACAAAGGTGATATTACTGATGCTAACACAGGTCGTGATTTAATTTTAGAATTAACTAAAGCTAAAACTCCTAAAGGAGCGTTATATACAGTTATTCAAACAATTATGCACGATGACCCAGCTCCTTTGAGTGATGATAAAGAAGTTTCAGATTCTTGGGTAAATGAACCAACTACTTGGAATGATGTTTACGCTAAAAAACCTTTGGAATATTTGGAAGCGATTGCTGTTGGTGAAACGCCTCGTTGGGACAGTGATAAAGGTGGTTATGTTTATGGTGATAGTACTTCAGGTGAAGCATCTTTTGGTGGAACAACTAAAAAAGAAGTTCTTGACCCCCAATTACACGACGAACCGGCTGATGATATGCCTTTCTAAAAATTAATTACTACATAGACTCTGAGTTAATCTTGGGGTCTATGTATTATAACTAAAACACTAACAAATGGCGATAAAGAAAAAAACATTCTCACTGGATGATATTAAGGGTAAATTCTCTACAAAAACTAAATATAAAGCGGAAAGTTATTATAACTGTGGTGAAGCTTTTTATGAAGCTTGTGGGATACCAGGTCCGGTAATGGGGGGTATTAATATGATGTTGGGTCATTCAAATTCTTCAAAAACGACGGCAATGATATTGGCTGCGGTGGACGCTCAAAAACGAGGTGATTTACCTGTGTTTATTATTACCGAAAAGAAATGGTCGTGGTCTCACGCAGTTGAATTGGGTTTACAAGCAGAACAAGATGCTGATGGAAATTGGGATGGTCAATTTATCTTTAATGATAGTTTTGATTATATTGAACAAGCGACAGACTTTATTAATTCTGTTTTGGACACACAAGAAGCGGGGGACATTCCATATAATATTTTATTCTTATGGGATTCTGTAGGGTCTATACCATGTAAGATGACCTTTGAGGGTAAAGGTGGAAAGATGCATAACGCGTCAGCTCTTTCAGATAAGATAGGTATGGGAATCCATTCAAGAATATCAAAATCAAAAAAAGAAGACTATCCATATTACAATACAATGGTTGTTATTAACCAACCTTGGGTAGATTTACCGGATAACCCTTTCGGACAACCGG